GAATTTTGGAGCGATTAACGTTTGAGGACAATTTCTGCGACATTGCGCAGTGCCGAGACTCGGCGTGCCGGCAGGACGGCACCTGCACGCAGAGGCTGGTTTGGGAAAGGCTCAAGGCTTACGAAGATGCGGGATTATCCCCGCAGGCGTGCGCCGAGGCGCGAGAGATAGAGGAAACGCTTTCCGGCTATGATTACTCCATCTCACGAATGGTGGAGCTGATGAAAGCCGACAAGGACGGGCGAGTTATTGTTCTACCTGCCAAAAAAGGAGATACACTGTATGCCGTGACTAGGTTTGGCATTGAAAAACGAGTTGTAAAAGAAATTGCAGCGCCATTTTTCTACAATAGTTACGAAAGTAGTGATAGGGCAGCGCTCCCAACCGCTATTAGAAATTTTGGCAAGACCGTATTTTTGAGCCGCGAAGAAGCCGAGAAGGCTTTGCAGGAAATGGAGGGCAAGTAGGATGGCGATTAAACGAATTTGCGACCGCTGCGGGGCAGAGATAAACCCCGAATCGTCTGCAACGTGTGTAAACATCCGCAAGTGGCGCCAACTGGACCAACCGGATATCGAGCTTTGCTGTGCATGCGCGATGCAGCTCAATGAGTGGATAAAACCGTTGGTAGAGGAGGGCAAGAAGGATGGCTAAGTGCATAACCAAAGCGCAGTTGAGACAACTCTATCAGGCTCAGCTCTTCGATAACGACGAATATCTGAGACTTTTAAAAGAGTTTGCAGGAATAGAATCCCGACCGACCACGGAGTACAACCACTACGACGAAAATGGCGAGTTTATTGGTAGCAGCGTGGACACCGATCTTTCTGACCTGCTGGACGAGGCTGGCGTGGAGGTGCGGGACGATGGCTGAACTGAAACCGTGCCCGTTTTGCGGCGGAGAGGCAGCGTTTTTTGGCACAACCTGTACGATAAAGTGTAAACAGTGCGGAGGGGCGTTTATCGCCACAAATCCCGTTGTGACAAGGATGGAAATCGCAGCTGCGTGGAACCGGAGGGTAAATGATGACTGATTATATCCGGCGCGAAGTGGAGTTCCGGGCAAAGGTGACTGAGACCAGCACCTGCACGTGCGCCGCCTGTCACAACGTCGGGCGCGTCGTAAAGCTCAAACTACCAAAAGCACTATACCGTGATGTAATTTTGCAGGCAGAATACAGCGAGTACTGGCTCTGCCTGAACTGCCGGGGATCGCTGGTACAGGCGCTTATGTGGCCAGACGCAGAAGAATGATAGGAGGTGACGACGATGGCTGATTATGTCCGACGTGGCAAGGTTGAATTTGAGCTTTGCGGCGGGAACCTGCCGGAAAAGTACAAGGCTTTTGTACGACGTGTGCTGAATGACAAAAACCTCGTGCCCGCCGCCGACGTTGCGGAGGTGGTGTTTGCACGGTGGGAAGAAGCAGACTGGTGCGAATACGACGCGCAGCGTTGCGAGACTATTCGATACCCGAAGGCAGCAATCGTCTGCACGAACTGCCGGTGCGCTTTCAAAAAGGATGCACTTTGGAGCAGGAACTATTGCCCCAACTGCGGGGCGAAGATGGATGGAGGTGTGCGGACGTGAGTGTGCTCGTAATTGTGTTGGTCGTGCTGCTGCTTCTGGCGGATTCCCTTATCTTTTTTATCATTGGGGCTGCTTACACAACCGGCAAGACTGTTAAAACGCTGCGCGATCGGGGCTGGACAATGATCCCGCCTAAAGATCAGGAGGAATACCGATGACGCGAAAACGATTTGTAAAACTCTACATGGGCAGGCTCGGCATGTCGCGTAATGGAGCAAACTGCATTGCCAGAAATCGCGATTTTGTGTATACACTCGCGCGAACCTCGTTGGCTATCAATACGGCAGAATCGGCCTTTAATGCGATGAGTGTTGCAATGGCCGACCTTGCGAGGGCGTTAGATGAAATACATTGATCAGCTGGACGCCGTGGGGCGGGCGGCGATGGAGATCGGCGTGGAGGCGGGTATGCAGAAAGTCTCCGACATGTTCCTCGCGGCGCTCGCGCAGGAGGGCTTCGGCGAAGAGCGGCTTTACCGTCTGGCGTGCCGCGTGTCCGAGTTGGACGCGGAATTTGACGGCGCATACGGCTGCGGTCCGGAGGCAGACTGGCTGCAAGAACGGCTGGACGCGATCTTGCGCAAGGCCTGCGGCGCGCACTTTGTCCCGTTCCGCGAGCGCAACCCGCATATCAGAGAATTCAATTACAAGAAGGTATCACCCCGGCGCAAGAAAAAATGATCTGGACTTGTGGCGCGGCCTGCTGCCATGACGGGCTGCGCGGGGAACGCCGGGAGGATATAAGGGGCCCGGGCTCCGGGCCCCGACGATAACATGATAAGGAGGCTATATGGTTTATCAGAAATTTGCAAAGGAAGAACTGTTTCGTAAAATGCAGAAAGTAAATTATTTGCGGTATGTTTGCCTGCCTTTGCCAAGTCTTGAGCAGATCAGGCACGGCGATCTCATTGTGTTTCAGGAGGTAGACCGAGGCCGGAACCAAACCGGGCGACTGACGGTTGCTGAGATCCTGTCCGCCGCGCTGGCAGAATCCGAGAACGGGCAGCGGATTGTTATGGAGCTGGAACTCAAGCATATGCAAGAAGGCGGTGACGCATGAGCTACCTTGTCTCAATGAAAACATCCGTCCTGTGCCGCGAATGCGTCTTCACAGAGCCACTTGCCAAACGACGAGGCAGAGCGCCGAAGAGCCTGCCGCAGACAACCATCCGCGAAAAGCTCAACATCCGGCACGCCTACGAGCGGCTTGCGTTTCTGATCGCCGCGAACTTCACGTATTCAGATTGGCTGCTGACGCTCACCTACGACGAGGAACACAAGCCGCCAAACACCTTCGCCGCACAGAAGCGGGTGAAGCTTTTTAACCGCCAGCTGCGCGAGAGCCGCAAAGCCTTCGGCCGACCTTACAAATATCTGTACACCACCGAAGGCCGGCACGGGGACAAGCGTCTGCACCACCACATCATCCTCAATCACTATCCCGGCGAGACGGAAGTGCTCCGCAAGCTCTGGCCGGATGGAGATATCAACTGGGAGCCCGTCGGCAAGCTCGGCTTTGTTGGCTTGGCGAAGTATCTGACTAAGGAGCCGATGCAGCACGGACGGGAGTATGTGGGCGACCGATTGTGGACGCCATCACGGAACCTTGAAAAACCACGCATCACTGTCGAAAAAGTCCCGGACAACTACCGGCCTGTGCCACCGAAAGAGGCCTTTGACGTAGAGCCCGAGGCGAAGGAAAACAAGTTCGGCAGCTATTATTATGTGGACTACAAACTTCCCTGGCGAAACAGGGAAAAGCGAAAGGCGTGAGCCTTTAATAACTTGGGTCTTTACTATATCTTACGAGAGGAGCGAACTTTTTTTGCAAAAACAGTTGCATACCGGACAGCCTTGTGCTAAACTTGATTTACAGGGAAACAAGATCGTTTGTCCGAAATGCGGGCACGCGACGCAGGTCAAGATTTTACCGACGACCGCGCTTGTTGATTTCCCTCTGTACTGCAAGCATTGCAGGCGCGAAACGATCGTGAATATGAGCCAGAACCAGAGCCAGTGCCGTCAGGCCAGAGCCAGAGTCAGCGCCGATTGATATCTCACAGTGTGGGAGTCGATCGGCGTTTTTGTTTTACATCCGAGGTGATAGCCGGACGGCAAGATGCCGAGTCTCCCATACCGGGAGGCTCGGCATTTTTTATTCACCATGGATTACACAAGCAAACGTTGGAAACACTTACGCGCTCGCGTCCTTCGCGAGCAGCCGCTGTGCCAGGAGGCGCTGCGTTACGGCAGGCGCGAGCCTGCAACCGTTGCCCACCACGTCTACCCAGTCGAGGATTTCCCGGGCTGGCGCTTCTGCCGCTGGAATCTCATCGCGGTGAGCGCTGACGCGCACAACAGCTTTCACGACCGCGCGACCGGAAAGCTGACCGAGCGCGGTCTCGCCTGGCAGCGGCGGGTATCCCCCCCTCGAAACGCGCCGCCGCCGTTCTGACAAGGGCACCGGAGTGGGGCCCCCTTTCCGACGGCGGGAAAACCGCGGGAGGGGGTTCAGACGAGACCGCCAGGCGCGCACACGCGCGAAAATCTCGAATCGCGCGGCGCGGGCGCAAACGACGCGGGCGCGCAAAGACTCAAACCATCTGAGGCTCTGCCGGGCGCAGTTCAGCTCGGCGGCATTGGGAACCACCGCCGGTGCCCGGAGTCATTCATCCTCCTTTTTTGACTGGACGCGGCGTTCGCGCGCTGCGTCTGGCAGAGTCTCAGAGAAAGGAAGTTATCCACATGGCGCGGGAAGACATGATCCGGCAGGACATGCAGCTTGTCGGCACGTACAACGCAATATTTGAGCCGACGATCAAGCAGCTGGCCAAGACGGAGCGCGAACTCTCCCGCGCCGAGAAAGAGTGGAAGAAGCAGGGCGGGCAGCGGATCTGCACGATGGTCAACAAGACCGGCGCGGAGTACACGGCGAAAAGCCCGTACTGGACGGCGGTCGAGGACCTGCGCGCGACGGTGCAGGGACTTCGCAACCAGCTCGGTCTCACACCTACGGGTCTCAACAAGGCAAGAGCCAAGAGCGTCCCGATGGGCGGCACGAGCAAACTCGAGCAGCTGCTCTCTGAGGCGAAAAGCCACGCCGAACAACATGGCGCGCAGTACCAGCGCGAGGTCGACCGCTTTGTCGAGTCGGTCCTCTCCGGAGAAGCAGGGCTCTACGAGGACGCAGTGCTCGCGTGCCGCCGGTACGTGTCAGACTTGGACACCGGCAAGTGGGAGTTCCGGGCAGAGCCTGCCAACGAGATTATCGCCATCATCGAGACGCTGATCTGCCACCAGCAGGGCGAGTTTCTGGACGCGACGCCGCTTCGCGGCACACCGTTCCTGCTCCTGCCGTACCACAAGTTCATTGTCTACAACATCATGGGGTTCTACCTCCCAGGCACGAAGATCCGCCGCTTTAAAGAAGCTGTGGACTTTATCCCCCGAAAGAATGTCAAAACGACGTTTGCGGCCGCCCTGGCCTTTGCCCTGGCACTCTACGAGAGGGCGTCCGGCTCAAAGGTGTACGAGGTCGGCGGCGCGCTCAAGCAGGCGCTCGAAGGCTTCGATTTCCTGAAATACAACTGCGCGCGCCTCGGCGTGACCGTGAAGGACGAGCCGGAAACGGGTCTTCGGATCATCGACAACAACATGGAACGATCGATCTCCGGAGACGTCGGCGACGGTATGATCTCCATCAACGCCCTGGCAGCCAACCCCGACAAGCAGGACTCCTTCAACTGCAACATCGTTATTGCCGACGAAGCGCACACCTACAAAAGCCCGCAGCAGTATCAGATTTTGAAAGACGCGACGAAGGCTTACACGAACAAGCTTGTAATCATCATCTCGTCGAACGGTCCGAACGCGCGCGGCTTCCTGCTCGGCCATCTGGAGCTCTGCCGGAAGATCCTTCGCGGCACCGTGACCGGCGACTACGCGGACACAATCTTCTGCTTTTTGTGCTCCGCGCCGACGATGGAAAACGGCGACGTCGACCTTCTCGACCCAGCAGTCCTAAAGGCCGCAAGCCCCGGCTGGGGCTACTCCATCCGCCCGCAGGACATGATCAACGACGCAGCCATCGCCGCCGAAAACCCGATGCTCCGGCCGGAATTTCTCAACAAGTCGCTCAACGTCACGACGAACGCCGTCAAGGCGTGGTTCGATATTCAGGAGTTCCGAAAGTCCGACGAAAAGTATAACTGGACAATCGAAGAGCTCGCGAAGCTTCCCATCCGCTGGTACGGCGGCGCTGACCTGTCTAAAATGCACGACCTGACGGCCTGCTGCCTCTTCGGGCACTACAAGGGCGTGGACATCATCATCCCGCATTGCTGGTTCCCGCGCCCAGCGGCAATCGTCAAGGCGACGCAGGATCAGATTCCGCTTTTCGGCTGGATGGAAGACGGCTGGCTGGACATGACGAACGACAAGGTGACGAACCACTCGGACGTTGTCCGCTGGTTCAAAAAGCGGCGCGCCGAGGGCTTCAAAATCCGCCGCGTCGGGCACGACCCCAAGTTCTGCCGCGAGTACTTTGTGGAGATGCAGAAGGAGCGCTTCCCCATCAAGGCGCAGATTCAGCGCTTTACGCTCAAGTCCGAGGGCTTCCGGTACCTGGAAAAGAGCGCGAAGCAGGGCACGCTCTATTATCTGCACGCCGAGCCCTATGAGTACTGCGTGCAGAATGTCGCGGGTATTGAAAAAGCCGACGACATGGTGATGTATGAAAAAATCGCTCCAAACCTGCGCATTGACGTCTTTGACTGCTCTGTCTTTGCCGCCTGCGCATATCTGGAGGACCTGACCGCCAGCGCCAAGGGCGCAGGCTGGTATGAAGCAAGAGAGAAAGGCGGCGATGCCACTTGAAAGTAAAAGTGCAGCGCAGATCTGCGCAGGATTCGGCGCTGCAACAGTTTTTGATCGGAGCCGTGAATCAGGATACGCTGGGCGTGCCGGGCTATTGTAGGCTCGCTGACAGCCCGGACGTGCTGGCCGCGATCGGCGGCCTTGCCGATATCGTGTCGAACGCGACCATCCAGCTCATGCAGAACACGCCGGACGGCGATGTGCGCGTGCGGAACGCGCTTTCCCGGTTTATAGATATTTCGCCATGGAGCTTCGGCACGCGCAAGGATTTGATTTCTGCCATCGTCTGGGCGATGCTCACGAGCGCCAGCGGCACAGCTTTCTTCCTGCCGGTCACGCGGGACGGGCTGCTTCGGGATTTAGTCCCCATGCCGGGCGCGCAGGCGATGAGTCCGGACGAAGGCCAGACAGTCTACATCAGCTGGCGCGGCAAGCAGTATGACCCCGAGACCGTCCTCCAGTTCCGGCGCTGGGTCGACCCCGACCACCCGTGGCAGGGGCTCGGGCTCCGGATGAGCCTTCTTGACGTGGTGAACTCGCTCCGGCAGGAGCAGGCGACGAAGAAGGGGTTCATGAGCGACAAGTGGAAGCCGAGCGTCATTGTGAAGGTGGACGCGCTGGCCGATGAATTTTCCGACCCGGCAGGCCGCCGCCGTCTGATCGACGACTACATCGCGGGATCTAGCGCCGGAGAGCCGTGGATCGTCCCGGCTGACCTCATGGACGTGCAGCAGGTCAAGCCGCTGAGCCTTTCCGATTTAGCCATCAAAGACGGTGTGGAGCTCGACAAAAAGGCCGTGGCCGCGCTCGTCGGCGTGACGCCCTTCATGCTGGGCGTGGGCACATACTCGGACAGCGAGCACAACCACATGATTAAAACGACCGCCACGACGATCGCGAACATCATCTGTCAGGAGCTGACGCGAAAGCTTCTCTATGCGACAGACCTCTATTTTACGATGTCGACGCGCAGGCTCTACAGCTACAGCACGAAGGAGCTGGCGGACGTCTCGTCCAACCTCTACGTGCGCGGGCTTATGACCGGCAACGAGGTGCGCGACTGGGTCGGCCTCAGTCCGCGCGAGGGGCTGAACGAGCTCGTCATTTTGGAAAACTACATCCCGCGCGACATGATCGCAGACCAGAAAAAGCTTACACAAGGAGGAGGTGGAGACAGTGGAACCGAATAGACAGCAGCGTCAGGTGCGCTGCATCCCGCAGGCGTTTCAGACGCGCGAAGCCGAGAGCGATCTCTACATCGAAGGCTACTTCGCAGTATTCAACTCGGAGTATCCCCTGTGGGACGATGTGAGCGAGATCATCAAGCCCGGCGCTTTCACAAATTCGATCTCGGGCGACATTCGAGCCCTCATCAACCACGACACAAGCTTAGTCCTCGGCCGGACAAAGTCCGGCACGCTGACGCTCAAGCAGGATGAGCGCGGCCTCTGGGGCAGCGTCCGTATCAACCGCGACGACGTGGACGCGATGAACTTGTATGCAAGAGTCCAGCGCGGAGACGTCGACCAGTGCTCGTTTGGCTTTGCCATCAAGAGTGAGACCTTCCGCGACCTCGGCAATGGCAAGTACCGCTGGGAAATCGAAGAAATTGACCCCTTATATGAGGTCAGCGTCTGCACCTTCCCGGCGTATGAGCAGACCTCGGTCAGCGCCAGAAAGCGGGATTTTGAGGAAATCGAAAAGCGCCGCCTGGAAACGTGGCGCGCAGAAATGAACAAGAAGTTAGGAGGAAACCCGTAAATGGCAGCACTTAGAGTTTTAGTCCTGAACAGCGAGATCACCGCGCTTCGCGCGCAGCTGACGCCGCTGGAACAGACGAGAGACGGCTTTGCCGCGAGAGAAGAGCAGCTTCGCCAGGCGCTCAGCGAGATCACCGAGACGAGCACCGACGCAGAGCGCAGCGCCGTGTCCGTGGCTGTGGACGCTTTTGAAAACGATCGCAGCGCGAACGCCGCCGAGATTGCCCGCATCCAGGGCGAGATTGACACCCGCAGCGCGGAAATTGCCCGGCTGGAGGCCGAACAGACCCCGCCCCCGGCAAGCAATCCCGCGGTGTCCAACTCTGACACCAGAAACAACGATCACCACGAAAGGAGCTTTGTACCCATGAACAACACCACCGAGCGCCGTTGGTTCGGCCTCACCTACGCCGAGCGCGACACGCTCATGCAGACCGAGCAGGTCCGCACCTTTATCCGCAATGTCCGCGAGGCTCGCGCCCAGCAGCGCAGCGTCACCGGCGGCGAGCTGGGTATCCCGGACGGCTTCCTGCCGATCCTGCGGGACCTCACGTATCAGGAGTCGAAGTTCCTGCGCTTCGTCTTCACCACCACGTTCCGCGGCACGACCCGCCAGAACGTCGCCGGTATCGCGCCGGAAGCCATCTGGACCGAGATGACCGACAAGCTCAACGAGCTCGATATCAACTTCTGGCAGCTCACCATGGACGGCTTTATGGTTGGCGGCTACATGGCCGTCCCGAACTCCATCCTGATGGACGACAGCGACCTTCAGCTCGCAACGACCATCCTTCAGGCGCTTGCCGCGTCGCTCGCCAAGGCGATCGACAAGTCCATCTGGTTCGGCACGGGCGAAAATATGCCGGTCGGCATTATCACGCGCCTTGCCGCGACGGCAAAGCCCACCTGGTGGGGCTCTCAGCAGGCCGCGTTCACTGATCTTCATACGAGCCACATTCTGAAGCTCGACATCGCGTCCAAGACCGGCGTCGAATTCTTCCAGCCGCTGGTCGCGGCACTGGCCGTGGCAAAGCCCGACTACTCCAACGGCACCGTCATCTGGACGATGAACCGCAAGACCCACATGGACCTCATGTCCCGTGCGCTGGCCTATAACTCGGCTGCCGCAATGGTTGCGGGCGTCAACAACACCATGCCGGTCGTCGGCGGCGAGATCGTCGAGTGGGAGGTCATGCCGGACAACGAGATCGCGGGCGGCTTTATGAGCCTGTACCGTTCGGTTGAGCGCGAAGGCACGTCGATTGAGTCCAACACCAACGTGCGCTGGCTGGAAAACCAGACCTGCTTCAAGGGTATGCAGCGCCGCGACGGCAAGCCCGCCATCGGCGAGGCGTTTGTCCTCGTCAACTACGGCAACACCGCGCCCACCACGACCACGACCTTCGGCAAGGACCGCGCGAATACGGCCATCGGCACTCTGATTGTTACCACCGCTGCGGGCTCTGCCAACGGCAAGAGCGTTGTGACTGTCGCGGGCAACGGCTCTGGTGCGCTCAAGTATCAGGTCGGCGGGCAGGCTATCGCGGTTTCCAACGGCGAGACGCTCGGCAAGGACTGGACGGAGCTGCCCGCGAACAAGACCATTGACGGCACGACCGGCCAGACTGTGACTGTCGTCGAGGTCGACGGCAACGGCCGCGCGGTTGCGGCCGGCTCTGGCAGCGTGACCGCGAAGGCTGGCTAAGAAGGGAGGCTCGGTGTATGTCGCTGGACGCGCAGCTCTCTTACTTAACGGTTGACCTCGGAATCCTGCGCTGCATCGAGGCACAGGAGACCTACCTGCGGGGGCTTCTCACACAGGCGGCGGATTTTATCGCGACACGCGGCATTGTGCTCCAGCCGGACTGTGACGCCGACGATATGCTCGCGGCGATGGTGGCAGGCTGGATGTACAAGGCGCGCGCGAACGCCGAGGAAAAGCAGCTGCCGACGTATCTGCGACGGATGCTCAACAGCAAGCTTGCGCAGCAGAAGATGGGAGGCGGTACGGGATGATCTACGACAAGGTATGCACCGTCTGCGACCTGCTTCCCGCGTCCTCCCCTCTCCAGCGCCGCCTGCGCATTGCGTCGAGCCACTTTTACTGTGAGCGGGAGGTCTACGCTGCCCGATTTTATGCCGGAAAGCAAGCCGGTGTGCAGCTTACCCGGATGGTCAGCATTCCCCGCGTCTTTGGCGGCGAGGACATTAAAGCGGAGCAGTTTGTAGTGCTGGAAGACGACCACATCTACCGCATCGATCAGGCGCAGCGCGGCTACGACTCCGACGGTCTGCCGATCACAACGCTATCGCTCGCAGAGCCGGAGGGCAAATATGAGATACTCCAAGATTGAACAGGCTCTCGAAACGGTGCTTCCCGGCGCTGTGTATAAGGTGCAAGCGCCGGAGCGCGCGCCGGACGGCTCTCCCCTCACCCGTTTTCTTGTCTGGACGCCGACGGGCGTGCGCAGCGTGAACGCAGACGGGATACCCTTTGCAACGGTCGGCCTGTGCGTCGTGACCGTTGCCACGCAGACGGAAGGCGACACGCTGACCGCAGAAGTGCTGCAAGCCTTGGCTAGCGCGCACATCGCCATCGGCCAGAGCGAGCAGTCTTTTGACCAGGAGACGATGACCTACTACTCGGACATTCCCTGCGAGGTGATCTGATGGCACAGCTTGAGGTTTTGCAGGCGCAGTCGGCGCTTTCCGAGGCAATCCGGCAGCTCAAAGAAAAGAACCTGTTTTCAGACGAGAACGCCGCGGCAATCCTCGCGCCTGGCGCGGAGCTGATGCTCGCGAACGCGAAATCGGCATTTCTTCAGAGCGGGCACAACAACACAAAGCCGCGCCGGACGGGCGACACCTTCAAAGCCTTTTACCGCGCACAGAAGGTGTTCAAGGACAAAAACGGCGCACCGTATATGTTTGTCTCGCTCGAAGGCAAGGACCGGCGCGGGCAGCGCTACGGCGCGAAGGCGTTTATCCTGAACTACGGGCGCAGGACCGGCGGCAAAATCCCGGCGGATTATTATCTTTCCAACGCGGTCAAGGCGACGCGTCCGCAGGCGAACCGGCTGATGGTTCAAAAAATCGAGGAAATTCTTAAAAAATAAGCCGGTGCCCAAGTCTGACACCGGAACTGACGCGATGAAAGGAGGCAGAACATGCCTGCATTTGATCTCAGATACCTGCAAGTCGCAGAATACAAGAAAAAAGACGGCGGCACGGAATACGGCACCGCCACGTCGATGGGCGACGCGATGACGGTCGTGCTCGACCTGCGCTTTGCCGAGGGGAGGCTCTTTGCCGAGTCCACGCTCGCCGAGTACATGAAGAAGGCAACCGGCGGCACGGCGACGGCCGGCGTCAAGTACATCCCGACGGCGGCGCAGAAGCTCATGTTCAGGGCTTACGAAAAGCAGCGCCCCGTGTCCGGCATCTCGGGTTCGCCCGTCAAGAGCCTGACCTTCGGCAAGAAGTCCACAGGTCAGTATGTCGGATGGAGCTTCTACGCGCCGGACATGATCGACGGCGTCGAGAAGTTCACGGCGGTCTTCGTCCGGAAGGTGCTCTTTGGCCCGCCCGCGACGAACTTCCAGACGCTCGGCGACAACATCACATTCCAGACGCCGACGACATCCGGAGAGTTCCTGATTGACGATCTGGAAGATCTTCTGGAGGTCGCGACGCTCGACTCGGAGGCGGACGCAAAAGCATGGTGCGACGCGGTGTTCACCACACCCGCGACGGACGTAGCGGGGTGAGCAAATGGACGTAAGATTCAAGGAAGTTCCCTTCCACTTTGACGGCCAGGACTGGACGCTTCGCTGCAACATGTGGATTCTTGCAGATGTCCAGGAGGAAAACGGCGGAGACTTCTCCGCTATGATCTCCGGGAAGCATGAGATGAAGTCTGTTTTGCAGTTCCTCGCGGCTATGCTCAATTTTGACGCCAAGAAGCGCAGCATCCCGACACGCTACACGGCGTTTGACACTGGAAGCAAGCTCACCTTCCCGGAATACAAACGGATCTCCGGGCAGGTCATGGAGCTTGTCGTTGCCGCTGTGAAGGCGGACGATGCAGCCGGAGACGCTCCGGCAGACGAAAAAAACGCACAGACCAGCGAAGTGTGACTAACGGCATCAACTTCGCCTGGTATTTAAATATCTGGATGAATGTCCTCAAAAACGACGAGGCCGTTTTTTGGAGCAGGATGACACCGGCGCGGTGCATGGCTATCTACAGAGAGTATTTCTCCATGGCCGCACCGAGCCGGTGTGCGCGTCAAGCGCCGGTTGAACAGACTGCTCGCTTGTCGTTATCACAGTATCTGATGGGAGGTGGGTAAATGTCTGTTCCGGTTGCAAACCTGAAACTCAAGCTGGATGGAGAAGCGGAGTACCGCGCAGCGCTCAGCAGCATTGACAAATCGTTCAAGGAGCTCGGCTCTGAAATGAACCTGCTTTCGGCGAAATTCGCGGAAAACGGAGACAGCGTGGAGGCACTGAGCGCGAAGAACGACGTTCTGAACAGGAAGGTCGAAACGCAGCAGCAGCGCGTCGACACGCTCAAAAAAGCGGTTGAGGAAGCAAAGCAGATTCAGGAGCAGGCAAACAAAGCCTTTGAGGGCGCCGCCGCCGCGCTCGACGCGGGAAGCGACGAATATAAGACGCTCGCATCACAGGTGCAGAAGGCGGCGGACCAGACCGCCGTCTGGCAGACCAAGCTCAACAACGCCGAGGCCGAGCTCTATAAGATGAAAGACGCGCTGGAAGAGAACAACGCCGAGCTCGACAAGGCGGGCGCGAGCGGCTCGAAATTCCAGCAGGCGATGGATAAGATCAAGGACTCCATTGCAAAGGCGAAGGAGGAGGGCACGGGCGCGAAGGGCGTTTTTGCCAACCTCAAGGAATCCTTTGCAGACAGCAAGGGCGAAGCAGTCGGTCTTGGCGACGCGCTCGGCGGCGCGGCGGATAAACTCGGCATTCAGCTTCCCGAGGGCGCCAGCAAGGCGCTGAACTCCCTCAACGGCATCAGCGCCGGAACGGCTGCGGTGGTCGGTGGTTTTGCGGCGGTCGCGGCTGCCATCGTCAAAACGGAGAAGGCGCTCATTGACATGACGAAGGAGGCGGCGGAGGGCGCGAAGGAGATCGAGACTTTTGCCTCCATCACAGGCCAGAGCGAGCAGCAGGTGCAGCAGATGCAGTACGCATCTGAGAAGCTCGGCGTATCGTATGATCGCGTGCGGGACTCGCTCAAGGAAATCACGAACAAAATGCAGGAAGCCGAGAACGGCTCGGCGGACACAGCTGCGGCATTTGATAAGTTGAAGGTCAGCCTACGCGGGCAAAACGGCGAGCTGCGAGACGCGCAGGACGTTTTTCTTGACGTCATCGACGCGCTCGGGAACGTCGAAAACCAGTCAGAGCGCGACGCGCTTGCTATGGACCTCATGTCCGAGAGCGCGCAGGAGCTGAACCCGATGATCGAAGCCGGGCGCGAAACGATTCAGCAGTACGCGCAGGCGGCAAGCGACATGGGTCTTGTGCTGGAGGAGGACGAGCTGAAGGCACTGACCGAGGTGCAGAGCGCGTTCTACGATCTCGAGCAGCAGCAGAAGGCGACCAAAAACCAGCTGGCGGCGGAGTTCGCGCCGTATCTTACCTCGTTCTACAGTGACATGTCGGAGGCGACGCGCACGTTCGGGCAGACGCTGGAGGACAGCGGCATTGTGTCGGCGTTTGGGTCGCTGCTGGAGTTTGTGGGCAAGCTGATCGACCCGACAAGCGTACTCGGGCAGACGACGCTTCCGATTCTGGAGGGCTCGCTTGAGGGCGTGGCGCTGGTGCTGGCAACCGTTGTGGACAGCTTTCGTGCCATCACAGGCTTGCTGGATGGTCTGGCGGACTGGATCGACACCGGAAGCACGCAGACGTGGAAGGACGCTTTCAGCTTTAAGGCAACGAACGCCGTGCTTGACATCTGGGATTCCAGCGGCTCTAATCCATCTCCCTCTCGCGGCGGCGGCAGCTTCAGCGGAGGCTTCGGCGGCGGAACGAGCGTGACGAATAACTATTACACGGTGAGCGGCGTGAACGTGAAGACGGTAAACCAGGTGGCGGACGCTGCGGAGAATTCCCGGCAGCATAACCGGAAGTACGGAGGATGATATGGGCGTAGGTGTTTTTGAGGGTACGCGCACAAGCGCGCACAGAAAGGTAACGCTAACAAGCGCACTGTTTAACCAGATCGACGAAATGAACCCCACGTTGTCGCACACGCCGTCCGGACCGACCGGCAGCCCTTACGCCATCACAAGAACATGGGCGCTGCTGCAGGGAACCCTTCGGGAGGGTCCGGAAAAAGCGCTTCTGTGCAAATTTTACAGTGATACCGGCGGAAAGTTACCCTTCGATAAAAAGTTCGTGCAATTCGATGCGGACAACGGCTGCAAGATCACGTTCAGCCCGACGCAGATTGACAACACGGGGCAGAACTCGCTGATCGAGCTGCAAACCGTGCAAACGGCGTATGACCCGTATAACGTAAACTACAACACCGCGCCAAACCGCGCAACCATCCGGCAGACGTTCGTTTCGTCGCTCATTGTTGGGCAGGAAATCACGCTGGCACCGGGTATCTGGTACGATGTCGGCTCGACTGCGAGCCTGCGCAACGCGCTGAACAACGGCATCTGCTTTGCCATCGGCGCGAGCGACCCAAGCCCAAAGAACAGCGCAGCCACATCATGGGAAACGAAAATATGGCTCAGTCTCAGCTCGATCAAGTTGACGGTAGAGGTCGCAGACTTCCAGCTGGGATTTACGAGCCTCGCGCCGGACGCGGGGACGTATGTCCAGCCGGACGCGGCGGCAACCATCACATGGGCGGTAGACATTCCGGACTCTCCGGACATGTACTTTAACGAGGCTCCGGCGCAGGCGTCGTTTGAAATCCAGTATTACACCAAGAGCGCCGGTGTCACCTCTGCGACGCGGACGCTGACCGGCACGACGGCGACCAGCGCGACAATCCCCGCCGCGCACATGACGGGGGCGGAGAGCCTGAGCTGGCGCATCCGGGTAACGTCGGATGACGGCATTGTGGGCAATTGGTCGGATTGGCGCACCTGCACGTGCGTCAACCAGACCGGCAAGGCGACAGCGTTAAGCCCGGACGGGGCAAATATCACGCCGAACGAAATTGTTTCGTTTTTGTGGGAACACAGCTCCGTTTCCGGCAGACCGCAGGCGGGTGCGCAGATTCAGATCAAGTACGCCGGGGCAAGCGACTACATCACGATCTACAACGGGCAGACGACGCTTCGGCGGGCGGCGATCTCGCTGGCGGGAACCAATCCGCAATCCGGGCAGGCGCAGTGGCGTGTGCGGACGCAGGACGATCTCGGCGCATGGTCAGCGTGGTCGGAGCCTCTGTATGTTTACATTGTCGCTGCGGCGACGGCTCCGTCGGTAACGAGCGTTACAGCCGGGACGGCGCGCCCAACGGTAAGCTGGCAGAGCAGCAACCAGACGGGCTACCGGGTGATTATCCGAACGGTATACGGCACGGTTATATACGATTCCGGGGTATTACCCGGCGCGGAGCAGAGCTACAAAATCCCAAAGTATCTTCCGAACAACAATTACATTGCGGCGGTGACTGTTTGGAATGAATACGCCATCGAGAGTACGGAGGGGACGCGGGCGTTTACCGTCGACGCCTCCGCCGCAGCGCCGGGGAAAGCAGAAATTATAATCGGGGACGCCGGGAACGGGTATGTATATATCGAAGCAACATACCTGCCAGAAGCGTCGCGGTTTCTGCTGCTGCGTGACGGCTTGGCGGTTGGCGAAATGCTTTATGAATCGTACACGTTTTATGATTACGGCGCGGGAATCGGCAGGCACAGCTACAGAATACGCTGCCTGAACGATAGCGGCTACTCCGACAGCGATCCGGTTTACAACACACAGGAAATCCAAAGCGGGCTGCTCATACTCGCGGAGGAGGCAGTAACGGAAGACGGCGCAGGCGCAATGATCGAGCTGCGCGTGAACCGCGACGCGCCGCCGGGGCATACGGACGATCTGGCATTGGAGGCGACGCAGCAGACATTTCAGGGGCGTTCGCTCCCCGTCACGGAATTTTCGGGGCGGCGGACGCACACGCACCGGCACACCTTCGCTATGCTCTCGCAGAGCGAAATGAAGGAGCTTATTTCCGCCATTCTGGAACAGAAAACGCTTTTGTACCGCGATCAATACGGCAAGCGGTATTTCTGCACATGCAGCACACTGCCGGTAAGCTATGATGAATTTTCTCAGAGTTTTACACTGGAGCTTGACGAGGTGGACTATAAGGAGGCGATTGAGTGATTGATCTGGCAACCGGAAGGTACACGGCGGCGGAGGTACAGCGGGCGCTTCACGCGGCGGGAGGCTCCCGGCGGGTATGGTATAGGTTGGAGCGGCTGAACGCATACAAAATCAAGCTCGGGGAACTACGGATGGAGACGGGCAGCATTGAGCAGGACGCAAACGCAAGCATTATGCGCACGGGGCGCTTTACCGTCCGGGACGAGGCGGGCGTAAACTGGCACGCGGAACTCCTGCGCCCGATTTTCTGCCTCGAAATGCCGGACGGCGGAACGGCGGAGTACCCACTCGGCGTGTTTTACATGCCGACGATCACAAAAAGCGGCTACAAGCACATCTACCGCGAGATTGAGGCATACGACACCACAATGCTTTTGTGGGACGATCAGGTACCGGAGCGCTACAGCATCGCGCGAGGCACGAAGTACACAAGCGCGCTGAGCGGCATTTTCTCGAGCGTGGGCGTTCACGATGCGATTATCGAGCCGTCCGATTCCGTCACAGAGACGACGCTGGAATGGGAGGCGGGAACAACAAAGGGCGAGATTGTAAAGCAACTCATGGATGCGGACAACTACGCGCCATTGAGCGCGGACGCATGGGGGCGCTGGGTGTGCCGGAAATACCGCGATCCGCGTTCGCGCTTCGCGGAGTACAGCTACAAGGCAGACGAAATGAGCGTGCTTCTTCCGGCGCAGACGCTGGTAGAGGACGTTTACGGGCTGCCGAATGTATTTATCGGCATCGTCTCCCGCCCAGACCGGACGCCAATGAGCTTTTTCTACGAGATTACGGACTCGTCCAGCCCGCTGGCGGCGGTCAACCGGGGCGGGCGGAGAATCGCGGACACCAAGATTTACGACGACGCCGCGTCGGCAATCGCGCTGGAGGCGGCAGTAAGGCGGCGCGCCGGGCGCGCTGCGGCGTATTTATCTCAGCTGACGTTTGAAACCGCCGCCATGCCGCACCACGGCGCGGAGGATGTGCTGTGGCTCGAAGCGGGGGAGGTGCGCGGAAAGTATCTGGAAACAAAGTGGACGCTGCCGCTGGAACCGGGCAGCGGCATGACGCACGAGGCGCAGAAGGAGGACATGCTTTGATTCAGGATGATCTTTTTTTGAAGCAGAAGCAGGAAAAGCAATCTGTGCAGCTGGCTACCGTTTCCGAGGTGGCAGACGACGGCGTTCGGCTGCTGATTGACGGGGAATCGGAGCCAAGCCAGATGATATGCAGGTATCTGGCAAGCTATACGCCGGAGGCGGGAGACCGGGTGTTTTTCCAGCGCGTCGGCGGGGCGATGCTGGTATTCGGAAAAATATCATAAAAAAGCCGCCCCGTCTGGGGCGGCTCGGAGGGAATTACCGGGAAAGCTTATAGAGCATGTATTGGTTGAGGCTGACGCCCTCGACGTCCGCCTCCTCTTTCAGGAGCTTGTGCAGGCTCTTCGGAATGCGCAGGACAAGGCGACCGCTGAACCCGTCCAGCTCGCGCTTGAGCGCCTCGAGGCTGACGGTTGTACCGTCGTCCATTGCTTCTGCTTCGGCAAGCGAAGCGGCTTCTTCTTCGCTCAGCGTTTCCGGTTCTCTTGCGTTGATGGCGGCAAGACGCGCGTCCAGCTCGGACGCGGTAAGATTCTTTTTCATGGCTGTTCCTCCTCAATATTTGATATTGGTGCGGGTGTTGATCTCGACGACAACGATAACGATCTCGCCCTGCACCCAGTCAAAGACGATGCGGTAATGGTCTATTTTATACCGGTATCTTGCTTTGTATCCGCCGAGGCGGACGATGTTCCCCTCAAGCCGGGAAATCTGGTCGAGCGCCTTGTAGAGTTTCTTGCGCGTCTTTTCATCGACGCTTGCCAGATATTTTTGCGGCTGCTTTTTCAGTTTAATTTCCATGCGTTTCTTCCCTCCTGTGTTTATATGATACTATATATCTGTCTCTTATACACATCTGACGCTGCCGACGATATGCAG